CGTTCAAGCTTGCTTTGATCAGTGCCCACGACATGCACCATCAAGCCATGGCGCACGACAATCCCGACATGAGAGGAAAACTTACCACGTCGAAACAGCGCGATGTCAAAGGCCATAGCAGGTCCGGTCACAGGCACCCAAAGCGGCGAATGTTTCGCGCCATCGATCAAAGTGGAAATCTCTTCCAATTCATCAGGCGATCCATAGTCCAGATAGTCGGGCAGGGAGATGTGCAGCTCTTCGCGATACACCACATCCAAAAGCCCCCAACAATCCACGCCCTCGCGGGTGCGGCCCAAGTCTGCCTGTGGAATGCCGATGTATTTGTTTGACCAGCTCATAAGTGTAGCCCCGGAAATTTTGTGCGGGTCATGCGGCCCGCTGGGTAAAATTCAAGTTCGATGTCTTGGCGCGACAAGGTCAGACTGATCTCGGTGTCTGCGATCTCGGCAACGGTGAGACTGAGGTCCAATTCTTCCAGCTCGACCACGTCAGGCGATGACGCCATCACAGAGGCCATGTGGAAGGTGGCCAGATCGGTGAAACTCAACAACAGCTCGGCATATTCGGCGTCGAGCACATCCAAAACGATCTGCGCTTCGCCCGCGTCATCTTGGCTGTCGGATGGTAAAATGGCCGAGGCGACCACCCACATGAACGGCTCAGTGGCAGGGTCAGCGCCGCGCCAATTGGACCGCGTGCCGTAAATCAATGGCTCGGTCGATAGGCGCTCTGTGTTGTCTGTGGACAGACGAATAGGCGCATCCAAACTGGGGTGGTTGATCTCGAACAAGATCACTTCGATCTCGGCTGAGGCAACCGCATCTTGGGCGGCGCGCGCGTTGAGCGATAGGCGTCTCATGGCATCACCTGCACGTTGAAATTTTTGCGAAACTTGACCTGACCAGAAATCGTCTCAACCGGCACGCTGTCGCCAAATGAGCAAAGCCACTTGGCTGACATGAGCAGTGGGGCACCATTGCTGGTCAAAAGCGGGCGACCGTCAGTGGCGAGCATCGCCCAGCCGTCTGTGGTCGGGTCTGGCATCCAGAACAAGCGCGTGCCCTCGGCGCAATCGTGGTGGTAGAAATTGTCAAAAATCGCCTTTTGATTGCGGTCCAAATCCAAGGACAGACTGACGTTTTTCGCCACAGAGGAGAACTTGCGGCGATAGCTCACAGGGCCTTGGTCGGGCTGGCGCTTGTGGCGCGCATCCTGCGGCGATAGCTGCCATGTTTTGCGCTCAGGTTTGGGGAGAGTATCTGGCCAAGTGAGGATCATCCGCGTCCAGTCCCCCGTTGGCGCAACCCATATTGAGCCGCCATTTGTCGCTTGGCCGCACCACCAGACAGACCGGTTGCGGTATAGTCGGAAATGACCAGTTTTTGTTGCTTTTGACCACGCGGGCCGGTGTCTTCTTGGACGTCCATTTGCAACGGCACTGAGCTGTTGTTCATCGGCATGATGTTGATTTGAGGGGTCATAGATGACGCGCTGCCGCCGCCGATTGCGCCGCCATTGGCAAAGCCCGGTAAGCTGCCGCCAGAATTGAGCGCTTCCAAAAGGTGGCGGTGCTTGGCTGTGGCTTTGGCGTTCATCATGAACTCGCCGTTTGAGCCGTACATGAGAACTTGATCGTCTCTGGGACCGCCTTTGCCGTAGATCATCCCGCCGTCTGCATGCGCGGGCACAGGCGTAGGGGCGATGCCTGGGAACACAGCACCAAGTATGGTTCCAAGTATTCCACCACTTTGGCCACCAAACAGACCTGCCAGAGGACCTTCGCCCAAAAGTGCTGCTTGAAACACCATGTCTGCGATGCGGTCGGCGAGATTGGCAAAGACCTGTTCCAGATCGCCACCGCTTGAGCGCATATCCTCAAAAAAACTGTAGGCCGTCCCACGCAGCTCGCCCCAAACTTCTTTTTGGGCCTCAAGCGTTTGGGTGTCTTGGTTGCGCTGCGCAATCAAGTCGCCAATGGTTTGGCGCTCTGCATCTGTGGCGCCAATCATGGCTTCGCGGTTGCGCAGCATTTCCTTTTGAACAGGATCGCTGGCGTTCAGAATTGCGATCTCGTTTTGCAGACCTGTGATCAGGTCGGTGACGGCTTTGCGTTGTTGTTTTGTTGCATTGATTGCAGCTCCGGCACCGCCAGCGCTTTTGCGTTTTGCGGCGTTTTGCGCGGCCTGCCAATCGCGCAATTTCTCGGTGTAGCCAGCGGCCTCAACGCGGGCGGCCACAAATTCGCGGCGCTCTTTTTCCACAACGTTCACAAGGGTGCTGTCAGCGCCCTCTGGCAGTTCGGTGCGGGCATCAAACTCTGCGCGCGCCAAGGCGGCCGCTTTGCCCATCGGATCTTCGCGAAACTCATAGTTGATGCGCGCGCGGTCGGCAGCGCCGACGCCTTGGTTGGCCAGCGAGATCGCATTGTCGACAGCGCGGGCCAGTTCATTGGCGATGCGGCTGGCTTGGTTCGCGGCCAGTTCAAGTTGCGCCGATGTGTTGACGCCAGACAGGCCATTGGCGGCATCCCAAGACGCCATAAGTTCGTCTTTTACACTTTGACTGACGTCTCGCGTGTTGACCGTTGCTGCATAGGCCAAGCGCTCTTGCATGGTGCGCAGAACCGTCGCCTCATGGCTGTCTGCACCAAATTGGGCGATGATCGCCTGCAAGGATGCTTGATCGCGCAGGGTGTTGATTTGAGCCTGCGCCGAGCTGGCAGCGCCATCGCTTTCAATCCGCGTTCGCGCATAGAGGCCGTAAATGCTGGCTTGTTGTTCCAGTTCTGTTGCGCGCAAGCTTGAAAGGCTTTGCTCTGCGGCGATGCGGCTTTGATAATACTGTGCATAGCCTGTTTTGATTTTGTCGACGCCGGGGTCTTGCGCCTCTAAGCGGCGTAGGTTCGCAAGTTGATCTAAGAGCGCTTTTAGAGTTGCATCTTCGGATTCTGTTATCCCATTTGCCCCTTCGGCGGCGGCGCGGAAGGTTGGAATAAGGCGTTCAAATGCACTGATTTGTTCGGCAATTGACCCATTGGCGGCGGCATCCATTTGCTCATAGGCGAGAATGACAGGCCCAACCAGTTTACGGCCAATCTCACGGCCAGTGCCATCGAGGTGCAAGTCGAATTGATCCGCAATGTTGTCCCGTTGATGAGACTGTCTGTAGGAGCCATGGCCGCCAGTTAGCGATTGAGAAACTTGAGCGGCATTGCGCAGAACCTGACGGCGCTCAATTTCGGCCAATTCTTGTAGGTTTTTGCGGGCCTCTTCGGCCATATTCCCATACTCAGCACGCAAATCTGCGAGTGGTGATTTGGCCTTGTTCAAAAGGTCAATGTAGCGCTCTACGCTTGATCCCATGCTGTCTAGGGCATCGTCTAATGTGATCGCGTCCGGTCCAGCCTCACGCAGCCAATTGACCATGGCAGCGCCAGCCGCGATGCTGCCGATTGTCACAAGGCTGATCGGGTTGAGCATGCCCAAGACAGCGCCGCCCAAGGATTTGAACGCGCCTGCAGCCCCCATCGGCCCGATGACTTGCGAAATTTGCGTACCCTGTTGCATCGCCAGTTGGAGTGGGTTTTGCCCCGCCATCATCATGACCATGACATCATTGCCTTGGGCCACAAGGTTGGCGGTTTGACCGGCGGCCACACGGTGGGATTGCCCCATGGCTTTCGCAGCCGCTGCACTTTGACGTTCGGCTGCCGTCAGCCCCTTAATGCGCGTCTCAGCTTGATCCGCACTTGATCCCAGCCCTTTGGTTTGGGTTGAGGTGGTCTGTGAGGCGCTGCCCATGCCTTTGACTGCGCTCGTGGTTTTCTTGGCCGCATCGCCCACAGCCGTGACTTCGGCGCGCGCACCGTCGCCGTCAGCTTGGATAAGAAGGGACATGTTAAATGTCATGAGGTGCTTTCGTTCAATGCGGGCAGGGCACCCGCTTCAATCACTAAAATGTCGTCCCAAAGCTCTGGGGTGACGTCGATGCCCGCCAATTCCAAACCTGCCTTGGCGCTGGCGTAGTTCAGGCCAATGGTGAGCAGTCCCGCCATGCCAACACCCGTCACGACCCATTGCGTTTTGATGCGCATGAAGGCGGTCAGAGCGGGTAGATTTTCCGGCCAAACCCCGTCGTGATCATCCGCGTCATTGTCGGCGTCATCATCGTCGGCTTGGATCAACTGGGCGGGATCGATCTCCCAAAGTGCGGCGTCGGCATGCAGCGCGTCGTCTGAGGTTTCTTGATCGAGCGTGCCTGTGGCCCAAGCCCGCCCGACCCATTTTAGTTTCCCAAACGGGCCTTGGTCACCGCCGCGAAATAGGTGTTCACCAGAGCCATGCGCACAGCGTAAACGTTGATCAATTGCTCCAAGAGTTTAGCCGAATGAGGCACGAGCTTTTCGTCTTCGCCGACCACGTCTTGGGTGCCTAAAACCACAGCGCGGACAAAGTCTTTTGCTCCATCAGGCGTGCGCAGATCAAAGGCCTCGGCCTCATCGCTGGGCAGCATTTTAAAGCGGGCTTTGAATGTATCTTCGCGGTGCTCATCGCCATCAACGGGCGTTTGAACGGTGACCGTGTGGGTGAAAGTGTGGTTTTGAGTGATCTTAAACATGGGTTTATCCTGTGGTCTTTTATGTGTGATTTGAGGGCTATGTTTTGACGGATTAGGTGAGGGTCAGCGTCCATTGGTCATTGCCAGAGGTCGGCAACGCCTGCGCGCGCAGCGGCCATTCGACCTTGCCGTTCACGTCTTCCAAGCTTGAGGGGCGTTGGATTTCGAGGTTGGGAATGGCCAGCGTGGCGATCCGTCCAGCGGTCGTGCCATGCACCAAGGTGAGCGGCAGATCATCATCAGACAGAGCAGCGGCATACGGATCAAAGGTGGTGAGGGCGACGGCTTTGACCGTGAATTCGACAGCCTCTTCTTTGTCGGTGATATCCACGAGTTCTTCGCCGATCAAAAAGCTGGTATCGACCGAGTTGCCAGCGCTCAAAGACAGCTTGCGCAGGATCAAAGCGATGCCATCCAGATCAAATGTGGTATTGGCATCGGTGACCACTTGCGGCTTTTTGAACGCGCTCAAAACAGGCGCATCCATGGCGATCTCGGTTGGCTCGGTGAACAGGCCTGTGAACTCAAATTTGAGGTAGGGAATGCCGGACGCCTCAACCATCAAGGTGACATTGCCACGCGCGCCGTGGGTCACGTATTTGGTGCCATCCAGACCAAAATACAGCGTGGCACTTTCATGGCCGTCGCTGACAGGATTATAGGTCACAGACGTGCCTGTGACGATGGTTTCTGCCACAGCGCAGGCGCGCAACAACGGCCCCCAAGCTGGAGCTGTGCCCGGCGTGCCTGATGGGGATAGCTCGACGTCAAATGTGATTTTTGCGTGCAACTCAGTCGCGACGGTGCCTTGAGACCCCATATAGGGCTGCTCAAGATCGCGGCTCACGTCATTGCCTTCCATCGGCATAAACTTGAAGTCTTTGGTGAGGATTGCGTTGGCCGCTCCTGTTGGGTTTGGATCCACACCGTAGATGTCTTCCAGTTTGAACAGGACGATCTTTTTGCGGAAAAGCTTGGTCATCTAGGCCTCCTTTTTCGGGTCAGCTGCAGCCGCGACTGCGACCTTCAAGTCTTTTGGGGTCGCTGGCTTTGTGGACGCGATTTGGGTCAGTTTGCCTTTTTCAAGGACGTAGCTGCCGCCAGTTGGGGGAAGCGGCTGGGGTGTGGTTTTGGCCTTTGATGTTTTGGCCTTGGATGCTTGGGTCATGATGTGATCCTCAATTGGTCTGCGATGGAAAATTCGAGCTGATACACCAGCGCGCCCGCCGACATGTTCATCACGCTGCCGCGTTCAAGCTGAAACACGCCCAGCTCGTCATTCGGTGCCCAGCCTGCGAGGGCGGCAATGGTGCTCTCGATGAGCGCATCAACGGCCTCAAGAGCGCGTTCGCCCGCTTGGTCGTTGGAACGCACAGTCAAAATGATGGCGACGGCCTCAGATGTGGGTTGGGTAAAAACGCCTGTCGCTGTCTCAGGCTTGCCGCCGCGAATGCCGGTGGGCACCACATGGGCTGCAGGCGTTTGTTGGGGCAGGGCGTTTTGCTTCAGCAAGGTTGTGAAATCGGCCACGCCTTCAACGCTGCGCAGGTCTGCGACCTGACCTTCGAGCCGCGCGATCACGTCTGCAATCACGATGCCCATCAGATAAAGCCCGTCATGTTTGCGGCAGTCATGGGGCGTTTGCGGTCTGTCAGCCGTGCGCCAGAGCTTTGACCGGCTGCGGCGGGCGCGCCTTCAATCGACAATTTGATCGTGCCTTTGGCGATGCTCTCCAAGGAGCGCAAAGCCTGTTTGTAATCGTCACCGATTTTCTCATCAGGCGTGTAGATGTGCAGTTTGTAGATCGCGATGGTCGCGGCCAATTCGGCAATCAAAGGCGGCACATCTGTGATCGGCAAAGCGTATTTGCCCACGAGATGCCCGTCGATCACGGCCTGCGTGTCAGCAAGGGCGCGATCAACAATATCGGTGTCCACCGCGTCCGTGCGTGGATCACTGCGATCCGTCAAATTGACAAGCATTTTACTGCCAAAGCGGTCTGTGAGCTGATCTAGGTCGGTATAAGACACGGGGGAAAACCTGTTTTAAGGGGCGTTAAACGAGGGCGAATTAGGAGGCGGGCACGACGGTGACAGCGAGTTCTGGATCGGCTTCGAGCGCGTCCAACTGCCCGTCTTTGAGGTCTGCCAATGCAATCCGCTGGGTTTGCCGTGTGAAGTGCTTGCCAATGCGCCAGCGGCCTTTGGCGGGGCCGGTGACGTCGACATAGCCGATAAGGGTGATGTTCATGGGGTCAGGCAAAATGGGCGTCTCTTCGGGGTGATCAGCAACCGCAGCAAGCAGTTCAGCACGTTCTTGCTCAGTGCTATGGGGCGTGTCGGTTTCGCCTGATTTGGAGTGTTCCTGGTACTTGTCGTTTTGGGCTGTTGAGGCGTCTTTGGGCACTTCGATTTCGAGTGTGATGGTTTCGCCGACACCCGCACTGGCTTCAGCCTCTGCATTGGTCTTTTCTTGCGCCGCAATGCGGTTCTCCAGCGTGGTATCCTTCCAGCCGTCGGTGAATTTGATGCCCAGCTCAGTGGCGCGGGCTTCGAGTGTTGTGCGGTCTGTCATGGTGGTCTCCTGTGGGATCAATTGAACAAAGC